CGAAACAACAGATCAACCAGAACCAATTGATGTAGAAACATTTAGTGGTGTTTATAAGGTGACGAATATTATTAGCAAATTTGATTCTGGTAAATTTTCTCAGGTATTGACTGCTATTATTGATCCCGAAATTAGAATGTTTAACATAACCGATATCATCGAAGAAGCCGCACAGCAGCAAGATGTTCCGACAAAACCCTCTGATCTCACTGCTGATTCTAAATTTCCTGCTACCGCTATTAAAGCAGATAAGATAATGAGCGACGCCACAGACGCAATTAAAGGAATTCAGGGGCAGGCAAAGAATCTTGCCGGTGATATAAAGGCATACGGTAGTGATACCATTGGTCAGGGAATTGCAACAGCAAAATCTAATATTCCTACAGCGTTAAACAGTGTGCTCCCGGGCCTACCAACAAAATTTGGATAACACATGTCGTATTTAAATAGTAATGCAAGAACTGTAAGTCCCACCAAGAATGAACAGCTTGGCACAATGGGACGATTCCCTACTCTTACAGGAGTATTCGTAGGCTTTGTAAAACGCGCAGATGATGTACAAAGAAATGGTAGATTACAAGTTTGGATTCCAGAGCTTGGATCTGCGCCAGAAGAAGAGCAGGGATGGATAACAGTAAATTACTGCTCACCATTTGCTGGCGCAACAAATATAGACTCAAATAACAAAACAGATTTTCAGACATTCGAAGGAACTCAAACATCCTACGGAATGTGGATGATTCCACCTGATATTAACAATCAAGTGCTTGTTATGTTTGTTGCCGGCGATCCGGCGAGAGGAATTTGGATCGGATCGTTGTATAACCAGTTCATGAATACAATGATTCCTGGCATGGCAGCATCTGCCAACAACTGGCAACACCCTGGCAAAATTATCCCTGTTGCAGAATATAACAAGTGGAATGAAAGCATCACTAACCCAGATCGTGCTGTCCGTCCGTATGAAAAGACAAAGTTTAAGGGTGTAGGAAACCAAGGATTAATCAATGATCAGGGCCGCGGTGTTACATCATCCAGCGCACGCCGCGAAGCACCTAGCCAGGTGTTTGGTATTATTACGCCCGGTCCACCTGTAAATCCCGATGTTGCAGCCGACAAGATTCGCCGTAAAGGTGGTAGTTCTTTCATCATGGACGACGGTACAGGCTCAGAGTATGTTGAGCTTGCAACAAAGTCAGGTGCAAAGATTCGTTTAGATGAAACTAACGGATTTGTTTACATCATAAACCGCGACGGCACAGCATGGATGCAAATGGACCAGCAAGGTCACATTGATGTATTCAGTCAATTTGATATTTCTATTAGAGCACAACGAGATATTAATATGCGTGCAGATAGAGATATTAATCTAGAAGCAGGTCAGAATTTTTATATCTCTGCTGCCAAGGATACAATTACAAATAGTTCTCTAGATATCACATACGATATTAATAATGTTCCTAAGAAATTTGATGTACCGTATTACTCACAATGCGCAAGAGGTTTAGGTTACGGCGGTAATATTGTATTCACCGCCGAATGGGATATTCATACAACAACAGTTCAGCACAATTATTACAATACCACACTTGCGGTATGTAAAGGAACTTCGGGAAATAAACCGAATGCTTGCGGATCAGCACCACCAGATGGAACTCAGCACTATTGGTCCAAGAATAATATTATTCTTGACACATATAAGAACTTCCACTTCTGGGCACACTGCGTATTGCCTGAACCGAAAACATGTTACCGCGGTAATTCCCCGGCAGGCAATTATTATCTTAAGTCCGAAAGTATATTTAATCTGACTGTAAAAGCCACACCGTGCGGCCCGGGTGAATTGAAAATATTAACTGACGGAACCTACAGTATTAAGGCTCCTCTAATTCTCGAGGATGCACCGGTTCAAATAATGAACACATTAGATGTCGGTGAAACAATTACTGTTGGAGAAAATGTAAGTGTTGTACTTGATGTTACCTGTTCGACACTAAATGCGCTGGTATCTAATGCATTCCACACAGGATGCGCCGAAGGAAACGGTGCCGGGCCTCCTACAGGCCCGGGCGTATTAAATCCACCGCGGCCAGCGCCGACTCCAGAATTACCGGTAGCAGCAATACAGGCCGAGCAAAAAGCCCTTACATCTGCCGGTAATATCTTGCCACCGATTAAAGAACCTTTCTTTACTCGCGGAATGCAAAGCTGGCCAACAATAGTAACGAGATGGCCGACATACGAGCCATGCCCGCTTCATGAGCAATTTAAGTTCAGTTCTACAACCGGGTATTCTCCTGCAATGACAGAGGGTGATAAAACCTATGTCGGCTCATCGAGCGGACCATCGACTGTGTCGCCGAAACCCAATACAGATACTGGCGCAAACAACACAACCTTGCCGCCAGCTGAACCAGGTATTGTTTCTAAAGATTTCAATAATAAAGCGTTCCAGTGCCAATTAAAACAGCACGAAGGCGAAAGAAATAAAACTTACCTCGACTCTAAAGGTTTGCCGACTGGCGGTATTGGACACCTAATGAGACCTGAAGATTTAGCGAAATATCCGTTAGGTTCAGAAATTCCGCAATCGCAGATTGATAGTTGGTTTGCCCAAGACTCAGCAACTGCCATTAAAGATGCACAAAATTTCGTCGGAACAGAAACTTGGGAAAAGCTCGACGATAATAGAAAAAGAGCAGTCGCCGATATGGCCTATAACATGGGTAGTGCTAAGTTAGGGCAATTTAAGACATTCAAGAAAGAAATGCAAGCCGGCAACTATGATCAGGCAGCAAAACAAGTCGAGAACACACCGTACTATCAGCAAGTCGGTAGACGCGGCCCAGCCATTGCAAGCCAGATTAGAAATGGTACAGATTTATACAACTGCGGTGCTAAAAATCCAACAGTAGCCCCGGCGGGATAATATAGGCCCGTATAATTCTCTTGATAAATAACAGAAAGGGAATTATATGGCAGCACCAAATCAGAGAGGCTTTGTCCAGCAGCAACGCATTACAAGAAAACCATACTTTGTAGGGTTTAATACCGTTGGCCAGCCTTTTCCGCCATATTCCTTAACAAACATTGATATTGTAAAACGAGATCTTAATAACCATTTTGCAACTCCTATGGGTTCACGAGTAATGCTTCCGAATTTCGGAACACGAATTTACGAAATGTTATTTGATCCGTTTGATGAGTATACAAAGAATGCTATTATTGAAGATGCCGTAAGAGTAGTTCAATCAGAACCGCGTGTTGCATTACAAAATATAGATGTATTTCAAGAAGACCAAGCATTAACAATTGTTATGGTCTTACTATTCAAACCAGAATCAATTACAGATAGTATGTTTGTTACATTCTCTCTAAAAGATAAGGAATCCTTCTGATGTCAGAAAGTATTAGACAATCTAACCTGTTTGCCGCAGAAGATTATAAGAAAGTATTTAAGGCATACCAATTCATTGACTATACTGCTTACGACTTCGATACTCTGAAGCAGGCTCTACTCAACTACATCCAAGCTTACTATCCCGAAGACTTCAACGACTATATTGAAAGTTCGGAATTTATTGCGATTGTCGAATTGCTATCTTATTTCGGTACAAGCCTTGCATTCAGAACTGATCTCAATAGCCGTGAAAACTTTATTGACACAGCAGAGCGTAGAGAAAGTGTTATTCGTCTTGCTCAGATGGTTAACTATGTTCCGCGCAGAAATATACCTGCAAGCGGATTGTTTAAGATTGCAGCAGTTCAGACAGACCAGCCATTAACAGATGCGAACGGAGTGAATATCAACGATGTTGCAATCTACTGGAATGATCCCAATAATCCAGACTGGTTTGATCAATTCATACAGGTATGTAATGCAGCATTCAGTTCTCTAAATCCGTTTGGCAGACCTACTAAGAGTGGATCGATCGGAAGTATCCCGACAGATTTATATCAGCTAGATAATGTCTTAAGATTAAATGTAACATACCCGGTGACAATTTCTATCAACGGTCAGCAGTATCCGATTGATATTTGTAATCCTGACTTTATCCCAAACGAAACAATCTTTGAACGAGATCCAGATCCTGCAGATGCGTTTAATTTCATTTACAGAAACGATAGTCTTGGCGTCGCATCATCTAATACCGGGTTTTTCTTATATTTCAAACAAGGTAATCTAATCAATATAGATACTAATTTTGAATTTCCTGTGCCCAACAGAGTATTCCCTATTGATATTCAAAATATCAACCAGGACGATGTTTATGTTCAGGAAACAGATGAATCTGGTAATGTCATCAACAAGTGGGCTAAAGTGCCTGCACTTGCTGGAGAAAATATTATCTATAACAGTATCCAGTTTGGTGAAAGAAATATTTTCGATGTTATTTCGGGTGCTAATGATACAGTATCTATTAGATTCGCAGATGGTAATTTCGGTAATGTTCCTACAGGACTATTTAGATTTTGGACTAGAATAAGTGCAAATCAGGCGCTTGTTATTAGGCCAGATAATGCGCGTGGTTTACAGATTAACATTCCATACTTTGGAGTAAATCAGCAGCAATATACATTAAGAATTGTTTTTAACCTAGAACAAACAATTGGCAATGCGGCGGCTGCCGAGACTAATGATCAAATTAGATTGCGTGCTCCAGAAGTGTTCTCTACGCAATCGCGCATGGTTAACGGTAGTGACTATAATGTTCTACCATTGATTTATGGAAACTCAATTGCCAAGATACAAGCAATTGACAGAACATATAGCGGACAAAGCCGCTATATCGACTTAAACGATCCTACAGGATTTCACAGAGATTTAATCATCTTTGGCCAGGATGGTGCATTGTTTAGAGATAATCAAAATGTGCTAGCTCAGGTTATTAGAGACTCGTCTAACGCAGGCAATATTGAAACTATTATTGTTAACACGATTCAGGAAATGTTACGAGACAAGAAAGTGTCAAACTTTTTCTATGATGAATATCTGCCACAGTTTGAATCAAATATTAGGGTTAACAAGCAAGTACCTACCGATGAAGGCTATTCTATCTTAGATTTAAGTAACCCGTTTCAGTCTCCGCTTTACTGGAAAACAAGTCCTATAAAGTTTAAAAACGACACCGGATATTTTGCAAACACCACCGCAGTAAACGCCGCGGCAGTTACCTTAACAAATAGTTTCACCACAGATAATGTACCTGCGGGAACATACGAACCGTGGGGATTTATTAAGGCAGGGTCTGTAATTCAGTTTGCCAATCCCACTGATCTTGCAACATTAAATTCTGTAAGTGTCGACAATGTTGTTCAGTCGGGTATTCCACTGATTGTAAATCCGCTAAATCCTTACGCCAACATTGGCCCCGTTGAATTAGGAAAGGAAGAGCAGACTAATTATCAGGCAATGAGACTATATCCTGTATTTAGAAATGATCTAAACACAGCTGAAATTAACGAAGTAGTTGCTGCAATCGACGCAGGTATTTCTTTCTGGTTATATTATGATTTACTTGTTGACGAATGGCATACATCGACCACAGCAGTTCCTGGATTATCGGATCAATCTGATCAGCCATTTGAATACGCACCACCTATAGTTACAATTTCCGGAGAAGAAATTTATTCAGACTGGGCACCGTATCCTAACAGTGGTTTGTTATATGTAGCAATTGCAAGTAATAATCAGCTTGCCACAACAACATACGACCTTACTGCTAGAGGCAGAGTGTATGTGTTTGAATCGTATAAAGATGTGAGATTTTACTGGGATCCTAACCAGGTAGTTATAGACAACGCTACAGGTCTTGCATTGCAAGATACTATTGAAATTATGCCGTTTGTGAATACAAATAGTTCAATTGATAACAACACACCTATTATTGTTGACCCTACCACATCCTTCTTACGCACCGAGGTAGATTTTAATATCTCTGGTGTATATATTCAGGATGACGGATATTTGGATAGTTCTAAAGTCGAAGTTTCGTTAGTCGATGTAGACGGCGACGGCATTGCAGACGATCCTGCAGGTTTCAATAAGATTGTTACTCCGGAAGATAGAGTTGTATTTGAATTTTATACAAACGAAGTAACCGGATATCAAAGTACCCGTCCGTGGATTTCTAGATGGAAGTTGGAGTTGGGCGGTGTTCCGCCTGTTCCGACTGCACCTACTGAATTGTTTGTTTATTTTCCGGTAAATCCGATTGATGCCACAGAATTATATAGTTCGCCATATGTTGCTAATATGAAGCTAACAACCCAGGATCAAATCCTAGATCCGGGATCTGTTGCATTACCAGGTTTCAAATATGTCTATATGGACGAAGTTGATTTAGTCTTCATTAATAATGTTCTACAATTATCTTATGATAATATTACTTTTGTTAATTCTATTGCTAATCAATTAACAGCATTCTTTAATTTGCCAATAAATCCGTCAGCACCTGCTATCACGCCATCGACACCACAAGCATGGATTGATACATACACTTATTATCCATGGCTAATTGGTACTGAATTGGTTAATGATAAAATTGATTTAATGACAACTTATTTCCTTAATAAGTCTTGGCTAATTTCATCAATTAGTCCACCGGGATTCGGGATATACTACGGGTTGGCATTTGCTGATAATGCCGATACTTCTAAGTATCCTTCAAACAAAGTTATTGTTGAAAGCTTAGACAAATATCACTTCGATAAGAACGGTAAAGTGTTTACACAAAATACAACCGTTCCAGAGATTGCAAGATTACCTTTATATTTCAAGTGGAGTCATTACTCACCAATCGATCAGCGAATTGATCCGTCTGCAACAAATATTATTGATATGATTGTTGTTACGGACAGTTATTATAGAGATGTTCTTATTTGGAAAAACTCTAACGGAGGTTTAGCAACATTCCCTGCAGCACCTACCACCGAAGAATTAAGAATTCAGTTCCAGGATCTAAACCAATACAAGATGGTTAGCGATGCAATGGTATGGAATTCAGGAACATTTAAGATTCTTTTCGGTACACAAGCCGAGGCTGAATTGCAGGCAACATTTAAGGTAGTAAAGGCACCTTCATCTAATATCAGCGACAACGAAGTAAAGACAAAAGTCATTGCTGCAATTGATGCTTATTTTGATATTAGAAATTGGGACTTTGGTGAAAAGTTCTTCTACACAGAACTTGCGGCATTTATTCACCAACAACTATCAAGAATTATTAGTTCTGTCGTTATTGTCCCGACAAATGCAAATTCTCAATTCGGTAATCTGTTTGAAATTGTAGCTAATCCTAACGAATTGTTTATCTCAACTGCAACAGTAAACAATGTTCAGATTGTTGCCAACCTTACTGATCAGAACTTAAGAGTTTAAGTAGGTACATAATTTCTGTGATAAATAGTAGGTAGATAACACTACCTACTATTTCGGAAACCTACATGACTCAGTATATTAAAAAACTACCAGCAGTTTTTCAAACTGTAACAGAAAAGAAATTCTTTGATGCTACATTTGAGCAAGTCTTTTCAAAGAAAGATAGCGACTTACTTGCGGGCTACATTGGCCGTAGAAATCCTGGTAATTATAATCCTATTACTGACTTCTATCTTCCGGAACCATCTAAGAGCAGAACATGGTGGCAACTAGAAGCAACCGCATTTGCAAGAACAGAAGATACAACAAAGTCTAACATTTTCTTCTACGAAGATCTGTTAGAAAGAATTGATTACTATGGCGGCAATACTCTAAATCAAGATAGACTTTTTGAATCCGAATACTACAGTTTTGGCCCTCCGATTGATTATGATATGTTTATTAACTATCACAATTATTACTGGGTAGAGCAGGGCCTTCCGACAATTTCAATTACGGGTG